CCTTGATGTCCTTCCAGAGCTGCGGCCAGTCGACGCTAAGCACCCACTCGCGCAGCTCCTTCCAGGCCTTCACCAGTTCGTCGGAGACGGCCTGCGCGAAAGCTTGCAGGGAGCCGTCCTGCTCCATGCGCTGGATGGTCTCCAGCAACTTGCCCAGGTCAGCCTTCAGCACCTCGAAGATGCCGGCCTGGCCGATCATGTTGAACACCTTGGAGATGGTGTCCTGCAGGTTCGACCACATGCCGTCCCAGGTGGTGGACAGCTTGTCCATGGCGCCGGCATAGCGGCCGTTCCAGATACCCTGGATCACCGCCTGGATCTGCTCGCGGGAGTTCTTGTCGGCAGTGGCCACCATGGCCTTGCCGTTCTCCTGCCAGCGGTAGACGATCTTGTCGCCCGCCGTCTCGGCGCGGATGCCAAACTCTTTCAGCCGCTCGTTCTCGCCGGTCATAGCATCAGCCAGGGCCTCCACCGCCTGCTCCAGGGGTTTGCCCATGGCAGCGGCGGCATCGCCGGCAGAACGCAGCGCGCCGGCCTGCGGGTCGATCCCGTAGGCCTTGAGCTTCACGAAGGCATCGGTGACGCCGGCCAGCTCGTAGGGAGTTTTCGCGGCGAAGTTGGCCACCCAATCCATCGAGGCCTTGGCCTTGTCGGAACTCCCCTCCAGCGTTTCCAGAATGGTCTGGAAGCGCTCGAACTCGGCCGAGGTGTTGACGACCTTGGCACCCAGCATGCCGATGCTGCCGATACCGGCGCCACCGAAGATCGCGCCCAGTGGCGCCACCACTCCGGAGAGGGCGCGCTGCAGGCCGGATGCTCCGGTACCCAGGTCAGCGAAGGCACGCTTGAACGGCCGCAGCTGACGTTCGATCCGCTTGAGCGGCTGCGTCACCCGGTCGATAACCGAGAGCACAGCCGTATAGGTCGACTTAGACACTGGCCGCCTCCCTCTCTTCCCTTGCCATGCGCAGCGCCTGCCGTTCCCACAGCAGGCGGCGCGAGTGCGGCAGCCGCAGGATCACGTCCGGCGACACACCGTAGAACCGGGCCAGGTTGAAGCAGGCCTCGATTATTCGCTCTGCTCCTCCTCCGTCTCCTCCGGGTCCGAGGGCATCAAAAAAGGGAGCAGCTTCAGGAAGGCCGCCTTCCGATCCCCCGGTGCCAGAGCCTCGGCTGCACTGCGCGGGATCTTGGCCAGCTTGACGATGTAGCTGATGGTGATAGCGGGCAGTTCCTTGATGCCGCGATCGGCCGTGAGCATGTAGGGCTCACCCAGCTCCACCACCAGCTTGCCGCTTGGCTCGGCCAGCTGCAGTACCTCGATGGTGCGGCCGTGAGCCTCGACGGGCTTCTTCAGCTGTAAGCTCAGGTCGTTCAGATCCATTTGCCTTCCTTCCCTTCAAACTTCAGGTTCATCTTGCCCTCGGCGCCGTCCAGCTCTTTGGCGCCGGCTACCCAGGCCTGCGACAGGACACCGTTCATGCCGTTGGCCAGGTTGGCGGTGACCACCAGTTCATCCTCGTCCAGCTTCTTCATCGGGAAGCCGGGCGGCACGAACACCTCGATGTCGATGAAGGGCACGCGAGGGGTTTCCTTGTAGCCGGCCACGCCGGAGAGGCCCGCAAGCCCCTCCTTCTCGGTCTTGTCCAGGGAGCAGAGGATCTTGCCGGCCAGCTCCAGCTGGTCGCCGCCCACGCTGATGAAGCAGACGCCTGCGATGCGGTTTTTCATGGGTTGCTCCCGTTATCAGTAGTTCAGGCGAAACTGGTTGAGCACTGCGAAGATGCGCAGCTGGTTCACCAGGTCCGGCGGATAGAGCACGTTCACCCGGTTGGGGTTGGCCTCGTCGATCTCGACGATCAGGTTCTCGGCGAACAGGTCTCCGCGCTCGGTAATGGCCAGCGACTCCAGCTCCGTGTAGGAGGCCACCAGCTGCGCCTTGATCATGCTCGGGGTCGCCACTCCTTCTGGCACGCGGATGCCATCGCTGCGCAGCGCATGCCGGCCAAACTGGCTGGTGACCGCAGCACGCAGGTGGCGCATCACGTAGGCCAGCTGGTGGAGCGGTTCGCTGTCCAGGTAGCTGGTGTCCGGGCTGCTCCAGGCGTTCTTCTGGTAGGTGGTGATGGAGCGCTCGATGCGCACCAGGCCATCCTTGCCGTGGTAGTGGGTGGCGATACCGCTGGTGAGCAGGGTCTGGCGCTCGGTGAGTGTCAGGCGCTCATGCGGCAGCGGAGCCATCACACCGGAGATCTCGCCGGTCTGGGTCGGCCGCGATACATGGGCGCTCAGCAGCGAGGCTTCGCGGGCCACGCGGGCCGCCACGTACTCGTAGTCGCAAGCCCCCACGTTCGGCTCCAGGCCGAAGATGGTGGCGTGCTGGTCGTTACGACTGACGCCGAAGGCCTGCAGCTCGCCCAGCGTGCCGCGCTTGGCGGTGTAGACGTGGCCGAAGATCTGCCGCGCCCAGCTCCAGCGGCCGGTGGTGTCGTTCATCTCGGCACGCAGGGCATCGAGGCTGGCAGCATCAGCGAACGGCGTGCCGATGAAGTCGTATTCCTCGTCGCCCAGGTTGGCGATGGCGCCGGCCAGAGACGGGGCGCCGGAGCCCGGGGTGGTGACGACCACCGCGCTGGCGGTGATGCCGGCGGGCAGCTGCTCGCCACCGAGGGCGCCGCGACGGTTCAGGCTCAGGTGGATGCCGTTGCCGGTCTCGCCTTTGTCCTTCGCGGTCACAGTCAGCACACCGCCAGCAGCGGCGGCGCTGATCGGCAGGCGCGGATCGCCGGCAATGGCAGCAGCCACAGCGGTGGCCACGGCGGCGGCGTTGTCGCCGCTGGTGATGGTCACCGGCAGGCGGGTGGCGCCCACATAGAGCGCCATGGTGCGCGACTCGGTGGCGGTACCGGTGAAGGTGATGGTCTTCACGGCAGCGACGCCTGCGGCCGGCGCGGCCACCGGCAGGCACCAGAGTTCGGTGAACAGGTTGCCGGCGCGGAACTTCTCGACCATGGCAGCCAGCATCGAGTCGGCGCCGAACAGGGCGCGGGCCTGGTCTGCGCTGGAGCACAGCACCGGCACATCAGCGACAGCGGTGCCGCTGGCGGACTTGAGGCCCAGCAGCAGGGCGCGGAAGTCGGGGTTGAAACTGTTGGCCTTGCTGGCATCCAGCTCGACGTAGAAGAACGGGACGCGGAGGCCCGATGGAATCTGAGAAAAGGTCATGCTGCTCATGGCGCGCTGGTCCTCGGTTTCTTCTGCTTGGGTTTCTCGGTGGTCACGTCGCCGTCATTGAGGCGGCGGGTCCAGAACGGTCCGGGCTCGACCTTGGCCCCTTCTTCGGGCAAAGCCTTGCCGGTGGCCGGGTCGATCACGACGCGGCCAGGCGTTGGGTAGAGGCGCATGGGCTACTCCGGTAGGTCGATGGTCGCGCCCGCCTCGATGCGGCCGTCCGGCCCCTCGGTGCGCGGGTTGGGTTGCGCAGGGTTGTGGTGCTGACCCGGCACGTTGTTCGGGTCTACCTGGGGGTTGATCACGTCAGCGCGTACATCAATCCCCGCCAGCCTCGGCAGGCCGGCGACGATGCCGGGCTGCGCGGTATCCTCCACGCCCAGCTCGGTCTCGGCGGCGAACTCCAGCTGGTAGTAGAGCCGGGCAGCATCCATCAGCAGGCCTTGCCCGCCCTCGTAGAACAGACCGTCATACTCGGGGCCAGGCGGCCAGAGCAGCAGCGCACGCCACACCTCGGCGCGCAGGCTATCCACCGTGGTGACGGCGGCCTGGCCGCGCCGGTCGCCGCTGTTGTCCAGCACCATCACCACCGCCACGCGATCTGTCAGCGCCTGCCGGTAGCGGTTCTGGCTCTCCTGCTCGCCGGCCCGGTCATCCATGGGGATGACGAAGGCCGCGGGCAAAGCCACCTTGGCGTTCTGCGGCAGCGCCGCGAACTCGGCGGCGCCGGCCACCCTTTGCCCGAAGCTCGGGCAGGTGGCGCGCAGCCGCTCGATCACATTGTCCAGGTTCATTTCTGCCCCTTGAGCGAGGTGGCCATTGCCTTCGACAACTGCCGATTGAAGCGGGCCCGGTAGCGCCGCATGGCCATGGTGGTGGCGTTTTTACGCTTAGCCATGGTGGCGGTGCCGTACACCAGGAAGGCCGGGTAGAACGGGCTTTTCAGCCCTTTCTTGGTCGATGGTCCGATCCAGGCCGCCAGCTGGTTATCACTGCGCCGAGCCAGCACGCTCTCGGCCAGCTTGCCGGTGCGCTTGGCCGGCAGATCACCCGGCGACGAAGCCTGATAGGTGCCGCTGCCCTGCATCGGATACTGCCGGCCACCGCCAGCACCACCGAGCAGCGCTTGGATCTCCTTTTCCACATCGTCGGAGGTATCCACCACGATGCGGCGGATCTGGTCCAGGTCGAAGCGCCAGCCGAGATAGCCGGTGACTGCGACCCGCAGGAAGGAACTGGTGGCCAGGCTCATCGCTGAAGTTCCTCGCAGTCCATCAACGTCCAGCGGCCCCGCTCTTCCCAGTCGCTGACGCGACGGATGCGGAAGCGGCGGTCGCCCTTTGAGACCTCATGGTCTGCAGTGATGCCCGGCCGGAAACGGATCACGATCCGGTGGGTGATGGTGTCGCCGACTTGTCGACTGCCGACCCAGGTGGCACCACCAACTGGGAACAGGCCCGCCCAGATTGGCTCGGGGTTGCTGAATACCGTGTTCAGGTCGGTAAAGGCATCCGGCACATCCTGACGCAGGGCAATAGTCACCCGGTGCCGGAGCTGGCCGGCACGATATCCAGAGGCGGTAGACATGTCAGAACCTCGGTGGCACTTCGATCTCGGCCAGCAGCGAATCTGTGAAGTGCGAGGGCAGCTCAGCCAGGATGGTGCCGACCACCAGTGTCTCGCGGAACTCGTAGGCGGTGGCTGCATTCATCAGCAGCCACGAGCGCACGCCCGGGTAGGCATCCGGATCGAACCCCGCCTTGTAGCGAACACGAAGCACGCCAACAGGACGGCCTTGCGGGAAATGCAGGAAGCTCTCCCGCTGGCCTCGCTGGAGGTACAGAGGGGCGGCCAGCAGCTCAGTACTACCGTCTGCCAGCACGCGGTGGACTGATACCACCTCGCCAGCCTGGCCGACATCGAGCGCCGCACCGGATGCTCGCCCCTCAGCCCAGTCCTCTTCATACTCGGCTGCACGAATCGCGGCACCGGTGCGCTGTTCGGCCTGAGCCGTGACTCCCGGGATGATGACCTGCTCGATCAACTCCGGCTGCAGATCATCCGGCTCGACACGGCACTGGCGCGCCACATCAGCCAGGGTGATCACAGGATCACCGATGTACGCGATGCGTCGGGCCATGGTCAGGGCTTCTCGTCGGCGTCTTCGTTCTGCGCATCAGCAGCGCCGTCTGCAACCTGCTGTGCAGCGGGTTGCGGTTGTTGTTGGGCAGCTTGCTGGCGGGCGCCCGCCTTGCCCTTGCCTGCCAGCTCGGCCACCCCGGCTTCGACCAGTTGCTCAGCCTTCTCGGCGGGGAAACCAGCCAGCTCAGACGGGCCGTAGCCGTTCCACGGCTTGGTGAATTTCACAATAGTGGGCTTGCTCATTTCATCACCTGCGATCAGGAATCAGGGAATGCCCCGCCTTGTGGCGGGGCGTTCAATTACATGCCGGCGCCCCAGGTGACGGCGGTACCCACAGCGACAGACTCGACATGGCGCGGACCGAAGTCGTGCTTGCTGATCACGCGGATCAGGGTCTGGTCGCGCTGGAAGGCGCTGATCATGTCGCCGTTGCCGTCCTTGTAGGTGGCCTCGGTGCTGATGGCGATCGCCAGGGCCTCGTCCTCACCGATGTAGCAGTCGGCGAAGTTGACGAAGTAGATCTCGGATTCATTGCCACCGGCACCGAGGTTGGTCGGGATCTGCGTGGTGAGGGCGAACTTGTAGCCCTTGAGCAGGCCGGCATCGATCTCCGGGTAGGCCTTGTTGCCGTTGCCATCGCGCAGCGACTGCAGCCAGCGGATGGTGCGCGGGTGCATGATCCAGCCGCAGGCAGCCAGGTCGACGTTGGCCACTTCCAGGCGAAGCATCAGGCCACCCAGGAAGGTGTCGATATCGGCCAAGGTGACGCCAGCAGGCTGCGGCACGATGTTGCCGGCGGGCGCCCAGTAACGCAGGCCCTTGGGCAGCACGCCAACGCCGGAGCCGCGGATGAAATGCAGGTCCTCAGACAGCGCCATGCTGGTGGCCAGGTCGGAACTGACCTGCTGATCCACGCGCGGGCTGACGCCGGCAACCGCCAGCAGATCGTTGGAGATCGGCACGATGGCCGCGGCCTTCTTGGCCGACAGCTTCAGGTCACCGAAGGTCATGCCGGTCAGCGAGATATCGGTCTCGGTACCGATATAGCTGACCGAGGTATTGCCGGTGATGCGCGGGATGGTCAGGTTGCCATTGTTCAGCGGCAGGCTGACGGCACCCATGCGGCGAACCACCGACTTCGGACGCAGCGATTCGATCACGCCGCCGCTGAAGTTGGTCGGTACCAGAACGCCACCTGCGCCCGGAGTGACGGTCGACAGTGCCAT